AAGCGCAGCATTGATTACGTAGATGAACTGCTCTTGCCAATTGATATTTGTAGGGTCGTTCCAGTTGATGGTGACGTTTGACAAGTTGACACCGTTAATATCTGTGATACTTTCTGTAGTTTGAACCGAAAAAACTTTTAAAAAGCCTTGTGCTGCTTGGTTACGTTTGGGAGTATAGCTGACTAGGTCAGCCAGGCGAATCACTGAGTCACGTCGTTCTGCTGTGTCTAGGAAGTTTTCTCGAGCATTTAGATCATTACGGAAGGCTAGAGCCTGTCCCATAAATGCCATGACATCTAACAGGGCAATGAATTCTGACGATTCAATGTAGTCGTTGAATGTTTCTGGGTAGTATAAACGCAGATAGTCTACAAAACTCTTGCGTAGAGTTTCAAAATCGTAGCTTTGGAAGTCGGCTTCTCTGTAGGTTTGGTACAGACGCTTCCAATCTTCTACTCCAAATATTGCTGTTTGTCGCGCAGTTTTAGCCATGTTATCTCGTCAGTAGAGTATTTATTCGAGTTAAAAACAGCGTAGTTTTAGATGAATGTGGCTCTACGAGTTTCTTGATCTAGAAATAGCGACAGCAGTTGCGCTTCTGAACCGTTTACTACACGAACAAATACCTCTATCAATATGCCATTGTCCTGTGGATACACTTGTGCATCTTGTAGGCTGACTCGCGGGTCGCCGCCGGCTACACGTTGCACTTCGGCTAAGATTTCTTGTGTTGTGTCTACTGCTTGATTTTCAAACACATAGCTCCACAAGTTTGTTCCGTACTCGGGTCGTCCAGGAATTTCTCCCTTTTGAATATTAAAGGCATTAGACAAATCACGTTTGATCAACTCAAAGTCAACCAAGGTAAATTTTTTATACTGATTGATAGTATTAAATCCAATAAATGTAGTCATACAAATACTTATCCCTATAACGTGTTGCTGCTATCAGACCTGTCGTCCCAGAGCGTTTTTATTGGCAGCCAGTTTTGCTTCTTGTGCAATTTCTGCATCAATTTGAGCCTGTGACTGAAATTGAGAATCAGCATAATTTACATTTGTAGTTCCTCTGGTTTGTGCCAATGCTGCGTCTGCATTTGACCCTGCACTAGATACTGGCAGACCTGAACCTGTGCCCAAGAACGTTGATTGTCCTGCAGATTGTGCAGTTTGTGTGCCAAAAGTTTGTTGGAATTCTTGTAGGCTGTTTGTTCTGCCTGTTGTACCTGCAGTGCCGGCGGTGGTGGTTGTAGAACCTGTTCCTGTGCCGAACTTTGCCAACTCTGCTTCGCCCCAGGTATTACCGGCTGCTGCACCAAGGGCGGCAGCTTCCCGTTCAGACTTGCCTTCAGCAATGGCCTTGTTGAACGCTTCAGTTCTTACTTCCTGTTGTCCTTTTCTAATGTCAATTGAAGTCACAGTGTAATCAGGCACAGGTACTTTCTTGTCACCAATGACTCCAGCAATGGCATTTGTCACAGGCAGACGATTCACAGTGCCCACTATGCCAGCAATGGCTATGGGGCCACGAGCACTGGATCCACCAAACACAGCACCCACAATGCTGGTGGCAACTTTGATTGCAACCTGTGCATTCTTGGAAATCTTGTTGATTTGATTTTGTACAAATGCATTAGCCTGTCCTGCTGCCCACAGCTTGACGTTTTCTGGTCCGTACTTGGCAGTGGATTGCAACAAGGATCCCAACTGCGGAACTGTTTCTAATCCGTTGAGTACACCTGTTTTTTTCAAAGCAATAAGTCCATCTTTCATTAGACCCTGCTGCAAGCGTGTCTGCAACTGCGGATTGGTCAATATGCCACCAATGTTGCTGACGCCGTTCTTGCCAGTCCAGATAGTGGGGCTGGTCAGCACAGCGTTGAGTGCGTTGGAGTTTCCCAAATACTTACGAACTGTACCGGGTTTGATTAGACCCAGTTGTTCTAGCTGTAGCGGAGAGAATCCGTATTGTCCAATACCTTTCAGTGGGCTGAACGCATTGGCTGCTTGACCCACGCTGGCAGCAGCTGAACTTAACAAGCTGGTCACTTGTGGTACATTCAAACTGCCAATGCCAGTGGTGGCGGCTGTTTGTTTGAGTATCTGAGCCGGAGTCACTGCTTGTGTAACTGGCAAGTTGGTTAAACCAGCAGTGGCTACTGTAGTAGGTGTTGGGGGTATCACAGAAGCGGTAGATGGAGTACCTACAAATCCTGAACTGTCGCCGCTGGCGCCGCCGCTGGCTGTGAATTGTGTCACAGTGGATTTGGCTTCTACACCGCGGTTGTGATAAGGGTAAGGCTCGTGTGTGGGCGCACGGCTCACAATGGTTATCAGCTTGCCTTTTTCTTCTTCCCAGCCTTTGCCTTCTACCCAGGCCACGTCTGGCAGTTGTATATCTTCCAACAAGGCTGGCTTTGGTATGGATGCGCCACCGGCTCCAGGGCCGTTGAGATTGATCGTACCACCTTTGAGTGCTAGACTTGATCCGCTGTCCCAGTTGCCAGATTCGCTCTTGATGCCCAGGCTACCAGATGCTGTCACACCAATCGTGCTTTCGCTGTACATGGATATGTTGGTTTTGCTGGCCAGGTCTAGAGATTCAACAGAATTGATTCTGACTGTTTTGCTTTTGATATTGATACTTTCACCAGCATACATGTTGATGTTTTTATCAGCATGTAAGTTTATTTCGCCTTGCGAACGCACGTTTACACTGTTGGTACTAAACAGATCTATGGTGCCTTCAGCTCCTAGCTCTACCCAAGTTTGTCCGTTGGCATGTAGTATATAAAAGAAGTTGCCGTCATCACTCATGGTGATCTGATGACCTTTACTGGATCTAATTCTCACCAGGTTGTCGAGACCTTCAAGGTCGCCATCATCCATGACAAGACTGTGTCCGCCACGTCGTGCCACAACCTTCACGCTTTCCAGTTTGGAATCTTTGTTTTCTACTGTTTTCTTGATCTGCTTGTCATTGTCGCCGCCTTGAAATACCGGTCGTCCTGGCGTTGAGATTCCAAATACTGCGCTGGGACTTTCTCGCTGACTATTGCTGGTAATAGGGCCACGCTCAGTGTCATTGATGACGCCTTGTTGCAGCATTACTCCAGCCAGATACGAGTGTACTGGTTTTGGCTGATTAAAAAATTGAGGATTGTTGTCAATCTCGTCGTTTTCGCTGTTGATTTCTGTTACCGGTAATTGCTTGGCGTTTTTAAAGTATTCTTTTTGTTCGGCATTTTGTGTGTCAAATTTCTTGCTGGCACCAATGGCTGGAATCATATGAGTGATGCCAGGGTCTGGCACACAACCCATGTAATAGCCTTGGTTGGGATCGCCTGCTACAAAAAAGCAAATGACCTGTGTGCCAATGTCAGGAGGAGTAAACCACATGCCGTAGCTTTGTGGGTTGCCTACAAACGTTCCTGTACCTTTATCTGTGCCGCTCTGCAATATTGATCCGTAAAATGGCGGAATATAGTTGACTGTGCGCCACAAGCTTTCATCGTCGGGATTGTCGCCTCCAAACTGTTCAATATAAACTTGTAAGCGTCCAGACCTTACGTTATCAACGTTGTTTTTGACTTCTCCGATGAATGGCCCAAACTCTGTGGGATTGCCGCCTCGGTCAAACTTGTAGTTTTTACTGCGGCCACGATTGCGTTGTATATTTTCTGACATTAGTAATCCTTGGCTCCGGTTTGAGGTGGTGTATTTACTGGGGCTCTTCTACCTCGTATAACACCTGTAGCAGCGCCTCCAGCATTGGTAGTTACAGTTCCAACTGGCTGACCTCCACTGGCTGGAGCACGATTGGTCAACGGTTGTGCTGTTTGCGGATTGACTCGGGCTGCTGGGGCAGTAGCAGGTGATCGAGGGGGAGCAGATTTTGGATCAATCGGAACTGTCTGGCGAGCACCATTTCTAGGCTGCACCGGTGTAGGTATTACAGCAGGGTTTGCTATTGCGCCTGGGTAAGTAGCAGCCGCAGGCCGTGGTGTGGTTGTAGCAGGTTCACCGTTGCGACCTTCGCTGGCATTGGAGTTGGGGCTGGGCGTCAATGTAGAAAATTCTTCGTATTCCGACGGAGCATCATTTTTCTTGATACCAGTAGACGGAAACTGCACCAGAAGTCCTTCGAGATCTTGTGTGAATCTTCCTTGTTTGAAATTGCTGGTCACGCTGACAGCACGAAAAATATTGCTCTGTGTGGGACCTGGGCCCAATGAGTCAACTTCGTTGGCACCGTTAGTTCGTTGATTGGGATTCATTAAACCTGTGGTCAAATCGTAATCAACTGGTTTGTTCCACCCAATTTCAAACAAGGGCTGTTGTATTTCGTAATTGATAGTGCCGTCGGGATAAAACGGACTGTAGTTGAAAGCACGTATGTTTCGATTTATTTCGCCCTGTGCTATCCACGCTGGGTCGCCTACAATAGATATTTTTACACGACTTAGGTCAGCAGGACTGTACAAGCTGGTGGCAGCATTGGCAGCAGGTTCGTTGATCTTTCCGTCTTGACCTTGATCACTTTCGCCGCTGCGAGTTTGATAAGACTTCTTAGGCAAGTCTCGCTGGTCTATGATAGGACCATTCTTGGGCGGTTGATTGCCGTTGACCACAATGTAAAAAAGATTATTGAAGTCTTGTTGGTAATCCAGTACTTCAACGTTTTCGCCTGTGAACCAATAGTAGTATTTTTTATGCGTACCGTTGTAGGGACTATCGTTGAAATATTCGCTCTTGAGGTCGTTGACCTTGTAGGGATTCACGCTGTAAGTTATCTTGTAAGCATAATCGTTACGCTCGGGATCGTACTTGATGGGCAAGGCCTGTACTCCGATACGATACCAAGCAGTCAATGGCGGTGCTTTGCCGTTTTTGATTTCGTTGCCTTCTTCGTCGTACTGTGTTATTTGTTGATCGTAGATATAACTGCTGGTTCTCACTGCTTGATCTATAAACTGAATTATGCTCATACCAGCCACAGACGGTTTGGTCTGTGTGTTGGGATTCATTGAGTTGGTGGCAGGGTTTTTGGCTTGGCCTGCGGTTGTTGGACGTGGTTGCCCTACTTTGGTTTTGTCAACCACTCCCGGCGGCTGTGTCTTGGCATTGCTGATCACTGGATCTGGAAATACTATTTCATATTGGTCAGCGACTGTGAATGTTCCATCCTTGACTCGTTCTTGTTCGTATTGGTTCAGTGCATCCATCAGACCACCAGTTATGGTTTTCTTAGGTGCAGCATTGGCCTTGGGCGGAGGTGGCGATGTGCCGGGGCCGTCCTGTGCTGTTTCTGTGGCAATTTGTTCTCGGCCGTCTTGTTGTTGCTGTTCGTTGTAAGTGGCCTTGCCTCCAAATAGTCCTGCAATGGTTTCGGCTTGTAGTTCTGTGTTGTAAGGTATTATGCCTCGAGCCTGGCCGGAAGCTTGATTATTTCCAGGAACCACTGCTTCGCAGTTGTATTCTGTCAAGGTATTGGCCACACGAAATCCAATCTTGGTAAACTGAAAAGGTATGTATTTTTCTACTAGAGCAAACTGATCAGTTCTGACATCTCGTGTCAAGTTGTCGGGTCTGACTAGCATTCCATTTTCGTCATAGCCATAGAATCTAATGACCATGAGATAATTTTGTGCTAGATAATTTTGTTTCTTTCCCACATACTGTTCACAAGCATTATAGAGGTTGTCTAGAAAACTGATGCCATTGGGTTCAACAATCTTGAATTTCATATTTGTAATAGCATTGGCACTGCTGGTGCCCTTGCCTGGTTGTAGATTGGTTATGGAAAAATCGTCAATGTAAAAATCCAATGGAAAATATTGATTGCGTCCCGCAGCAGTAGGCCGAGTGCCTGCTGTTTCTCCAGTTATACCATCCAGTTGCGAATCTGACGATGTGGGGGTAGCTGACGGCGACGGCATGCCGCCGCTTTGTATCAACAGTTGCGACCCCGGAACTACAATTCTTCCACCCAATACTGTTTTTTTGTAGTCTTCAGATGACATGATATAAAGACTAAGGTTGTAAGTATAAGATCCATA